GTGGACATTTGGCCCTCCAGTGCTTGGAGTTCTTGCATTTGGGCGTCGAAGCTGGTGGCGTCGGCCTGTACGTAGTACGCCTTGTTGCCCGGCTGCATGGCGATGGCGTAGTTGACGCCCATCGTTGCGGAACCAGTCGTGTCATCCCAGCCCTCTAGGACAAGGGTGGGCATGGCGGCAATGTGTAGGGCGTGGATTAGGTCGGCTTGGCGTTGGTAGTGCGTGATATTCAGGTTGGCAATGTCCAGTAATGGGGGCTGGGATACCAGCAAACCACGGCGGTTGCTGTAGATCGGGACTAGGGGGATTTCGTCGAGGCTGTAGCCGCCAGTGGCGGTGAACTCCACGAGTTCTTGGCCGAGGGTGTAGAGGTCGTAGCGGCCGGGGTAAATGACGCGCATTTCCTCGACCTGTTCTTCGCCGAATTCGTTCAGCGGGCGAACGTCGTAGTCGTGGATGCGGACTTGCAGCAGGCGGTTGGTGCCAGATTCCTTGCGCCAGCCCCAGATCTGGGGAGCGTCGACGTGGACAAAGTAGGGGCGGCGGCCCATGGCGCGTTCTTCGGCCAGATTTCGAGCTTCGCTCGCGGCCGGATAATCCACCAAAATGGCGCTGTGGCCGTAGGTAAGACTGCTTACTAGGGCGCGGCGGGCGTATTCGTTGATGTTCGAGCCGAGGCCGTCGATGTTTTGTGCCAGCTCCAGCCAGTAGGGGTCGCCCTCAATGTGGATAGGCTTGCGGAGGATGGCGCCAGCAGCGGTTTCGATCAGGCGGCTCGTGTACGGGCTGAGGACGCTGCGGTCGACGCGGGTTTGATAAGCGTCATCGTCTTCACGCGGTTCTTGAGGGAGATAGGTCTCGCTCATGTCGCGGATGTAGTTCGTGCCGCGAGTGACAGCTGCCATGACGCCCCAGTCCGGCATCATGCCGATGACTTCGAGGCTGCGGACGAACGGGGATTCGCTGACTACAGCTCCAGTTGGCGGGATGTTGGCGCTGTAGACCACGGCTAGGCTCCTACTTTGTACTTATTTTGGCATCAATCATCGTCGTCTTCCTCGTCGTCGGGATCGGAGATTGGCACCAGTACTTCGATGCCTTGGGCGAGCATGGAGACGAAGCCGCCCAAGATTTCTGGGTTTTGGGGTGATTTGAAGACGAATGTGGCATGGGTGAGGCCGTCTTCAGCATCAATTTCGATGTGAACACAGCCTCCGTTTACTGTTTGGATTGCCATTAGCCGTGATAAGCGACTGCAATGTGAGGGACGACAGTGGGCGTGCCAGAGCTGATGGAGGCAATACGCATACGAATCTTGGCGGCAGGTTTGCCGTCATAGAAGTAGACGTATTGACCGTTGGAATTGATGGTTTTGCCGTTGTCTACGGTGAACCAGTTGCCGTTGCCATTGAAGCTGCACTCCAGGGATAGTTGGAAATTGGCGCCGCCGGTTACGGTTGCAGCAAAGGTGTAACTGGAAGATTGGGCGGGGACTTCCATCCAGTCGTCAACGGCAGTCATGTTGCCGCCAGTGAACTCAACAATGTTGGTGAAATGGTCCTTGGCGGTGATAGCGACGGCAGCCATGGTTATTTCCTCCGTTTTTTGGCGGTTTTGGCGGCTGCTTTGAAGGCAGCAGCGGTGGGGGCACCTTTAGTGCCAGGTTTGCGCATCTTTTCGCCGCTGCCGGCTGCGATGCGCTTGCGTTTTGCAGCGATGTTGCTGTAGAGGCCGCGTTTTGCCATTACTTTTTCCTCTTTTTGCGGGTCATGCCGGCCTCGGACATGGCAATAGCACGAGCTTGGGCGGCATTTTTTACGATTGGTCCCTTTTTACTGCCGGAATGAAGTTTGCCTGCGCTGTATTCGCGCATGACCTTGGCGACCTTTTTCTGGGCTTTAGTCGGCTTTTTGGCCACTATATTTCAGCTGTTACCACACACGATAGGACGTTTTGCCCAGACTCTCTGGTTTGGCCAAGTTGAAGGTTTGTAGGCATAGATAACCAAGAGCGTCAAATGCGTGGTCTACACCGAGATTTTTGTTGGGGAGGCCCGTTCCAGGGGAGTAGGTGAGGGTGCGGAGGGATTTGATTAACTCCTTGCAGCGCGGGTGGATGAACAGGCGGCGGGTTCCAGTTGCGTCAAGGAGGGCGGTGTTGACGCAGGTGATCTTGTCGCGGATTTTCCAAGGGTTGCGGGGGCTGGAAACGGTGAAGCCGCTTTTGCGGAGGATGTTGTGGTCGGTGGCGCCAACGCCGCTGGTCTTGCGGGCGCCGCCTGTGGGGTCGGGGCAGGCGATGATGCGGCGCTCCACGCCATAGCGGGACTGGATTTCTTCGCATAGGTCCCAGGTGGTGGCGCCGCCGGTCATGATGATTTCGTCGAAGACCCAGAGCACGTCGCCTTTTTTCACTGCGCAGACGGCGCTCATTGGGTCCACGTTGAAGTCCACCCCAAGTAGGAGGGGTAGGACGGGGAGATCTTGGACTTGTTTGTCGATGTTGTCGTCGCCAAATGAGATTGCGACGAGACCGCTGAGATTCTCGAAGCTCGCCTCGAACTCTTGGCGGAATGTGCGAGGGTCGAGTTGCGCGCGGGCGGCTTCGATCTCTTCTGGTGGGACGTTATCGCCGTCGATTGTTGTGAATTGCCAGCGGTTCCAGTCCTTGTCGCCGCTATCGGCGTATTGCCAGAGTTCGTAGAACCAGCTAGCCGTGCCGTCCGGGGTGGAAATAAACAATGCCCAGCCTTGTTTGTCCGCGAGGGCTGGGCGGATTACCTCGAACCAGACCTCCGCGTCCATGAACGCGGCTTCGTCGAGCACCACGCCAGCGAGGCTTCTGCCTCGTAGGGCCATTGCGTTTTCAGTGCCCTTCAGTTCGATCGTCGAGCCGTTCACTAGCTCGATCTTGAGGTCCGTTTCGTTCTTTGCCTTGATCCAGGCTTTCGGGACGAGGCGTTTCAGGACTTTCCAGGCAATGTCTTTCGCCATCCGGTATGTAGGGGCGGCATAGAAAAAGGTTTCGCCCGGCCTTTCGATCGCCCCACGCAATAACTCGATACATGACAGGTAACTTTTGCCGAATCGCCGGCCAGCTACCAATACTCTGAAGCGTTTTCGACTGGAGAAAACTTCGCCCTGGGCGTAGCGAAGGGTGAGTGCTCCAGCAGAATCGGGCATTTTTTGGGGTATGGGTACCTTCTAGGGTATTACAGGAATCGAACCCCTGCCCCCGGTGTAGTACAGAAGAAGGAATTGAGGATATGTCAGTAGGTTCCCTGGGTGCCGCCCAGCCCCGGGCAGCGCCGAACCCTACCCCCTAGTGCAGTTGTACTAGCCCGCTAGGCCGCCAGCAGCCGGCGCACCGTGGTGCGCGAGCAGCCGAGACGGTCGGCTATGGCTTGCTGCGTCAGTCCGTTGCGACGCCAGCGCTTGGCGCGTTGCTGGCGAGACTCGCTGGCCCAAGCCAGCACGAGAAGGGGGAGCAGGATCAGCGCCAGCAGAATTGCGGCGGTGGTGGTGATGGTTGCCATGGTGTGGCTGTGTGTGCTCTCGTATTGTAGCACAGCAGAGCCGCGCAGTGCGGCCCTACTGTCACACAGTGTAACATTAGCAGAGCTTATCGCCCGAGCACCACCAGGCGGCATTCGGCAGCGGAGCGACCGGCAGACTCGCATCGTGCCAGCTGGTTTGCGTTGTCGGCGCCCATAGCGAGCACACCGCAGGCGGTGAGCAGAGCGGCGAGGGTAAGGAGGCGGGAAGGCATAGGGAAGCGTGGTGAGCTTACATCCCATTGTTGCACACTATCGGCCGTTTGCCTAGCCCTGGCGCTTGTCTTCCACGGTGATATTCAGCGTGGGTGCAGCGGCTGCCTGCTGTTCGGGTGCAGCCTCGCCAATCACCGCGCCCATGTCTTTGAGCAGCATCGCCACAGTCTGCAACTGACCCTTCCTGAGAGCCTTATGCACGGTCGCCAGGCGCAGCGCCTGTATTTGGTTAAGTAGATTCTCACGAGTCTCGATTTGCTCCGTTTTAAGAATCTGCATCGCAGCTGAATAATCCCTTCCAGCTGTAACCTCAGATACTCCAAAGCGATCCATCACCTTCTGCAGTACCTGGCGACGGGTTCCGCCCTCCAGCATCGCTGCATAGGCGAAGTTCATCCGTTCATCCATCCGCACCGATGAACCCTTACCACCACGCCACCGTTTGGTGGGATCGTTCGCCACCGTGAGCGGTTCGTTCTTTACATCTTGTGCCTCAGAATCGGCCACGTTAGGATCACAAACCCATTGGCTCCATGCTAACCTCTCACGCCAGCAAAAAAGCCCAGCGCTAAGGCCGGGCCGTTGATCGGTGGGAATGCCACTAGGCAGGTGGCGGGCTGTATGGGAACCGCGCAGCCTTGCGAGCTTCTGTCAGAGTCCGGCAAGCCTTGCGCACGTAAACAGCGCCAGGGTCAGAACCGAGCCAGCCTGTCACGTGGTAGGTGCAGTCTTGCCACCAAACCACTAGGCCGGTGCGGTGATCAGTCTCTATGTACCCGCACCGAAACGCGTAAGGGGTGAGCGTGCCAGCAGCGGTAAAGAGGGAAAGGGTAGCCATCGCTCAGCCCTCCAGCGCATTAGTGCGCTCGAAATAATCCGCGACAGCAAGCCAAACCTCTAAGCCCGGATACTGGCAAGCGGTAAAGTCGATCTCACCGCTAGCCGTAACCTCTAGCCGGGTGCCCCAATACGTGCCAGGCACAAGCGGTTCGGCACTGCGGCAGCGTCCGGGCCAGCTGCGCAGAACTGCCAGCCGCTGCCGGTCGCGCTTGCTTTTGTCGTTGCGCCACGCTCGCACTTCGTCAGCACGAGTGCAACGAGGGTCGAAATAATCCTGCTGTCGGATTGTGGCGTGGCGGCTGGCGTAAGCCAGCAGATCCTGAACTGTTGTCATGAGTGAGCCTTAGGGTGGGGTCTCGTGTGAAACAATAACGCCGGTACGCGCCGGCTGTCAAGCCAAGGCAGGCGCCAGGGCATCGCGGGAACCGTCCGGCCAAGGGTAGGCCTCCCGGCGCCATTCCTGATCATGCGGCAGGAGTGCCAGGCCAGTTAGCGCCACCAGATCTGAGCGGTCGATCCCGCGTGCGACCTTTTCAATCCTGATGTAGGCGCCGCAGCTGAGATCCTCCACCAGCCAGCCTTCTCCGCTCCAATCCAGGCACACCTGGAATAGTTCCTGCAGTTCCCGCTCCAGCTTGTCTTCAGGTAGGGAGTCCAGCTGATCATCCGCCCAATACTTCGCGGTGCTCGGGCCGTAAGCGTTACGCTCCAGCACGTCCATAGGACAGTAAGCAGCCAGCTGATCTCGGATTGCGTCGCGCCAGTCTGACGCGTAGCAGTCTTGCCAGGCCCGGTCGATCTCTTCCATCTCCAGTGTGGAGTGCTCGTCTTCAGAGATCAGCGGATAATGCTCCAGTGCTTCAACAGTTTCAATGACGTCAGCCGGAACCCGCAGCAGATCCAGCACAACGCCGGAACCGTTCCACCCATAACCAACGGTGAGGATGCCGCCGTGCGGGTCGGGTGTGCTGGCCGGATCGGTAAGCACGTTGTAATTAGCCTTGCCCACTAGGCCGGTGCTGGCGTAATCGCTCCAGCTGCAGTAGGTGGGCACGAAACCTAGGGAGACGCCGCGCCAGCGCTCGGATAGGCAGGTTTCGAGATGGCGCTCTGGGGTCTGGTGCCAGGAGCCGAAACCATCGCGCTCGGGTTCGCCGTCTCGGATCAGCAGCCAGTGGCCGGAGCATCCGGCGAGACGATCAATACGCTCCAGCAGAGCGGGGCTGGCTTT